GTAAGTAATAACTGTAATCAGCAGTAGCTACTTGACCACGTTTTGGAACAGCAGAAACAACACCACCAGTTCCAATAAATGCCTTTGCCCCAACAGATTTATTTTGAACACGTGGTCGGAAATCTATAGAATCTCTTAGTAACGCTGGAATTTGTTTATAATCAATAGTGCTATAAGAGTTAACATCAAAGTAATCACCAGAACCATGTTCAAAATATTGATATGTAATTTTGAATGGTGATGTTGGAGCATTATATGATGGTTTTAATGTTAGAGAAGCCCAATCATAGTGAGTTGTTCTTTGACCAGTATCAACAATAAATCTATCTGAAATATCAACAGTGTAAGCAGACGCAAGAGGTGTAGAACCCCAAGCAGCACCTGGAGCCATCATAATGCTGACAACTTTAAACAAGTCAGCTTTATCTAAGTTAATAACACTGGCTTGAGCAGCAACTTGAGTGTTGATAACTTCAGAAGTATCTGTTAGGGTTTTAGTTTTTTCGAAACCAGAACCATTTCTTACAACTGCTGCAATAACAGTATATCTGCGGTTTGCAGTTGGGACTGTAATAGTACAAGTTGAACCCGATGGATTAATTTGTGATGGGGTAACAATTGTACCACCAGCTGCAGAGTCGTTATCTACAACAATATAATTTGTTTGTTCTGATGCTGGAGCAAAAGTTCCAGAAGTGCTCAATGTTAAAGTAGTGCCACTGGCAGCAATATCAGTAAATTTAACATAAGCAGTATAAGTTGTATTATTTGTTCCACCAGTACCTGCAGTTCGCATAGAACGAATGGCATTATACGGTAATGCAAAAATTAATGACTGATTATTTGGTTCAACAACTTGAGTAGTACATTTAGCAATTGTAACACCAGTAGTAAGGTTAATTGCAGTATCTACTGTAATAGTTCCTTGAGCAGTAATAGTAGCTACTTTACGATATGAAGTGCCACCGATAAGAACTAAATCATTAACTCTTAAATCAGTTTGGAAAGATGTTCCAGTACCAGTAATTGTTGTTGATGAACCAGATGTTGCGACAGAACCAATTAATTGAGTAATTACTGGGCTAATATCAGCTGTAAAGTTTGTGAATGAATTACCTGAAGCAGTATATCCAAATCCTTTAACATCAGAGTTAAAAGTATATCCTGAATTCATTTGAATATCAAACAAACCAAGTTTATATACAGCTGTTGTGCCAAATGGTAGACCAGTATGCCATTCCATAAAACGAACACGTGCTGTGCCAACGATAGATCCCTGTGGGCTACCTCTGCTTCCTGATCCAGTTATTGCATTATACAAATTGATTTGTCCAAAACTTTCAATTGGTGGCAAATTATTTACGTTGGTAACTAATGCATAATTACCAGCTGTAGTATCAATAACAGAAGCAGTAGCTTGTGAATATGTTCTTGCTTTAGGAACATCGACATATGTAATTGCGGATTTTTCAATTTCATAACCATGCACATATGCTTTACCTGCTTCAATACCAATAGCAAGTTTTGTTTCATCACCATTTAAATTAATACCACGATTATATGTTGGATTGGTATCATATACCCAATTAACACCAGTTGCGCCTGGACCATCATATGATGAACTAGAAGTGTGAGTAGGAGGGGTTGTAACAGAAGTTGCTGAGTTTAAAGCAGTATATGTATTCCCACCATAAGAAACTACATCGCCAATTAAAAATGCTGTATTAGATGTCCATGTTCCACGATTATTGTTGCGATGTTCACGAACGTCAACATCAAATCCACGAACAGTATAATCACCAGATTCATCATATGTTCTTCTTGCTAATTCATCAGCAAGTAATGAGTATTCTGTTTTATCAACAACAGTTTTAATATAACCATCAGTAACACGGATTAATTCAACGAAATTAGTATCAGCAATATCACTAATTCCAAGTTTCTTTAATGTTAAATCAATATAATAACGATGTGCGCCTGGAGCAGCATAGTTATATGAGTTTTGAGCATTATCTAATAATGTTTCATCTTCTTCTGGAGTAATAATTTCTTCAGAAACATCTAAACCAATACGATAAGTTGGGGCAGTTGTGTATTTGTCAAGAATAATAGTCTGTGTATCAACTAAACAGAAATGACCATTAATATAATAAACACCCTGATTAACAGTTGCAAGAGAACCTTTGCCAATAGAATCAACTGAGGATCCTACTTGAACTGAATATAAACTATCATCAGTAACTAGGATTTCATCTACGGAAAATAATTTAGTAGTGGTATTTGTTCCAGAAGAGAGATAATTTAGATATAGGGTAGTTGGGTCATTATTCTCAGCACTTTGGCAATATTGAACTGTTGCTTTTACACCTGATGTTTGACCAACCAGAGTTTTACCCAATAATAAAGATAAGAAAGTCTCAACAGCTACACCACCATAAAGTGCTTGTAGTTTAATATAATCTGCGCCTTTGTTTGGCTGAGTAACAGTCTGGATAGATGCTTGTCCAGGGATAACCATGGCACCCTGTTTAAAGATCGCATCACCATGACGTTTAATTTGATTCTGCAGAATACTCTGCATTTGTGTTAGTTCGCGAGCCTGAACCGCAAAGGAAGGGCGATACAAAATACGGTAAAACTTTTTGGTTTCGTCGTAGTCGTCGTTATACGGTTCGGTATTGAAATCTAGCATTCTCTGTACTCTTTAAGTTTATTTTGTTATTTATGTTAGAAATGTATAACAGTTCTCAAGGTCACGTTCTGATCAGCAGTAGGCGTAAATGCTACTTTGTTATCTATAAACAGAATATTACCAGAATATTTATCTGCCGTTGGAGCAGTTACGCCAGAAGCAGAGAAAGTATTTCCTGCAGCATTAATAAAAACACTACCAACTGTAGGTGTTGCATTATCTAATGATTGTAATAAAACACCAGTAGAAGTAAGGGCAACAATTCTAAACAATGGACCAGTAGAAGTGCCCATATTTACTGACATGTCTTGTGTGAAATTTGATGTATCAATAAATCCTGTTACAACATAACATCCAGATGCCAAGATGGTTGACAGATTGGCATATTGTCCAAACTGACGAGGGTTTTTAATGACACCCAGCTGACGGAAGTCATTATTGACTGTAAATCCTTGGTTTGTGTCTTTAGAAATATTGCTGTAGAACATTAATGTTTTTGCAAACATACCAGTAATCGGATCTTTACCATGGCCACCATATGGAGCCATAACACCACGTGCTGCTGCTCCAGTTCCCGAACCCTGTTCAAAGGAAACTTTACACCAACGATATCCAAGACCATAATTAGTAACTGTAATTTTATTCACTCTACCATTAACAACATTTGCTGTGGCAGCTGCACCAGTACCATCACCAGTAATTGTTACAGGGAAATTAGAACCATATCCGTAACCACCAGAGATAACTGGATACGCCATAATACGTCCATCTGGTGTTAATAGTTCGGTATTTGCTTGTAGAGTGTTAATATCACCTGGAGATAAATCTGCAGCTAAAGAAGCAGAAGTTCCATCACCAGTAACAGTAAGGTTAGCATATGTGTAACCTGTTCCACCATCATCAATTTGAATAGATGAAATTTGGCCATTAACTATAACTGGAATCAACTTGGCATCAGTAGGAGAACCAGTAAAATATGCTGTTGCTCCAGAACCAGAAGAAACTGGATTAATCGATACTGTTGGTAGTGAAGAATATCCTGAACCATATTTTAACACAGCAGTACCAGTTGCTGGATATCCAGAATATTGTAATGTAGCAGTACCATTAGAAGCAGTTTGTAAAACTGCACTACCAAGAACTAAACCAGATCCACCACCACCAGTATAACTAATTGTTGGAGGATTAATATATCCACTTCCAACAGTTGATACTGTAATTGCAGTAACAATACCAGCAGCAACAGTGGCAGTAACTACTGCAGTAGTTCCACCTGGAACGTCAGGTTCACTAACAGTAAAAGTTGGTGAACTTGTATAACCAGTACCACCGCTTGTTACTGGAACTGAAGCAATCGCACCATTAATTGAAGGAGCAGTAGTTGAAGTTGTACCAGCAACTGTTACTGTATAAAGTCTATTTGATGTGTAAATTTGTTGACCAATAGTCACGGCAACTGCAGGTTGCCATGCTGTGCCAAATATAACTTGCGGTAATGTGGTATAATTATCGCCAGAGTTAGTAATATAAACTCTAGCAACTGAAGTACCATTCATAATAGATGAACCAA